TTATAAACGTAATGCGTTGCTGTATCCAAACTTGTATACCTCTTATAATTGTAAAAAGTACCGACACCGTCAACGGGTGGTAATTCGTCGGGTAGGGCATACTCAAATCTAAACGGATGACCATCTACGTGACTTTCATTGTTGAAGGTATACGTCACACCTTCGTATAAAGTCAATGTTGCCTGTTGAACACCATCTATAAAGTATTTACCACCGGCGGCAGTCACTGTAAATGATTTATCAGGTGTCGTTGGTTTAGGTAAAGTAAATTTAAGCATTGTACTTCGAATAAGATCCCCTTTATTTTTGGGTATACGACATTCTACCGATGCATCATAATCAACATCACCATCAAAAGGTGTTTCGATAGATTCAATTGAAAATTTAGTATGTCTTCTAAAATTCATCAGGAAATATGAAAACTCGGGTTCCCCGGTAAGCCATTGGTCCTGGATACCCGTGATAGCAAGGTTTAATCGACCAGCCATTCTTACTTTACGTGAGTAAAATTTTATGAAATAAAACGACACGATATTGTAGATGAATCTTCAGTTGAGAAAATTCAAACCCGAAAAAATGGCGGACGATAAAGTATGTGTTTTTATAGGTAAACGTAATACGGGTAAATCAACCTTGGTTACTGATATTCTGTATCATAAAAAACATTTACCAGCGGGTATTGTTTTATCAGCAACAGAAGAAGGTAATCATTATTATCAACAGTATATACCAGATTTATTCATATACGGTGATTATGACAGAGAAGCTATTGAACGTGTACTTGAAAGACAAAGAAAGTTAGTGGGTGGTGGTAAAACAAATTGTGGGGCGTTTCTTCTTTTAGATGACTGTATGTACGATTCAAAGTTCATGAAAGACAAGTGTATTAGACAGGTTTTTATGAATGGACGTCATTGGAAAATATTTTTCATGTTAACCATGCAATATTGTATGGATCTACCACCCGCACTCAGGGCAAATATCGATTACGTATTTATTTTACGTGAAAATATAATTCAAAATAGGGAAAAATTATTTAAAAACTTTTTTGGTATTTTTCCATCCTTTGAGATGTTTAATAAAGTTATGGATTCATGCACAGAAAATTACGAATGTTTGGTATTGGATAATACTTCTAAAAGTAATAGAATAGAAGATTGCGTCTTTTGGTATAAAGCATCACTTCGTAAAAATTTTAGAGTTGGTGCACCAGAGTACTGGCAAACACATAAAAAGATGTTTAACCCGAAACATGGGAACATGAAAGTCGGCGATCCTAAATTGGTTAAAAGGAATACACCATTTAAAGTTACGAAAAGGAAATGATAAGATCAATTGCTAAACGAATGTATACAACTTTAAACCTACCCACCACTAAAAATATGACTGTGGTGTATCCAGCTTATAACGAACTTAATATGGATACACCAGATGGTAGTGATGATGGGTATCGTATTATGATTGATATATGTCATACTACAAAAACTGTTTATATAGATACCGATATGTGTGATTACGATAAATTAAATGATTTACCCAGGATCGTAAAAACATTCGGGTGTTTATATCCAAACTACACTCTTCAGGGCAATGATGCGTAATCATTTAAAACCAAAAAACTATGTACATATAAATGGCGACAGACGTTAGAACGATGAATCTTTCAGATAATGGTGATGGTATGGTATCCTTAAATAATAATCAAGGGACATCTTTTGTGCCGAATATCAGCCCTGAAAAAAATGTGAGTGAAAATAAACAGACAATGGACTCTACTTCAATTTCAGATATTATGGGCCAAGCCGAGGAACCACTCGAACCACCAATGATGGGTACCGATCCAAGAATGACGCAAATGCATATGCAAGCTCCAATGATGATGGCGCAACAACAACCAGTAGCACAACAAACGACCGAAAAAAAATCAGAATCTAAAAATCCATTCAACCTTACTGATGACCAGTTCGAAGCACTCATTGTAGCTGTGTGTGCTGCGGCGGCAATTAGTAAGCCAGTTCAAGAAAAACTCGCAAACTTCGTCCCATCGTTTTTGAACGACCAGGGAAATCGAAGTGCAATCGGCTTAGCATCGACCGGTATGGTCGCGGCGATCGCCTTTTACGTTGCAAGAAGATACGTTTAAATAGCGTTATAATGTTTATACATTCTCTTTCCAAAAATGAAATAGGAAATGAGAAATCCGAACAGTAAACCAACTGCGCGAAGTCCTAGAACAGTACCAGTACTCTTCGTAGTTTTACCATAATCTCTAAAATCTTTTTCAAATCTTTTGTTTATTTGGGATACACCCGCAACCATACCCATACCTAATAAGGTTGACAATATTAAAAATGGTGCATCTATAGCTAAACGCCCAATTAAATTACCACCACGTGGTAATATAGTGATGACTAACGGTGTAATGACCATGATTATAAACATGTTTAACCATTTATCGTTTAAAAGTAGTGGGGCACTCGAAGACGCGAGTAAAGTGTTTAGTAACAAATACGCTTTCATTAAATCACCAAACGATTGCATTTTATTAATACCAAACATTATTTATCCTGGATGTGTTTACCACAAAATTCAGTTCTTTGTGGTATTTCCCGGTATATCCCTAAAGAAACGCACATCGTTCTAAGTTCATCAAAATTTTTCCAGAAGTCTTTACTATGCGAATACTCGTCAACGGTACAGTGCGCGAGTTCGTGTATTAAAACATGGAATATTTCATTGGGTTCGCCATCGATACATAAACCTATATCACTACCTTTACTCACATTGTATCCGATAGACCCAGACATACGCCTGTGTGCTGTAACTGGAATTTCCTTGTATAACATCTTGAATTCCTGATTATTTGTTTCCTTAAGATGTTCCCTGAGTGTCCTATATTTTTCACGAACATCTGTTAATTCCTGTGGTTCCCTCGTGTTAATGTATAATAACACGTTTATGATAAGTAGAAGTATGGCGAGTATCATCTTATCATAAACATACATAAAAAATGAACGTGAAAAAATAGTAGAAATGATACGTAAATTTATCGATTTTTTAACGAAACCTGAACCACGACCCATTCTGGGACGGTGGGCGGTAAAATCGTGTAGTGAACTACTCACGTCCATAAACTCTGTTTATCAGAACCGCGACCACTGTGGTGACGTAATATGCCACCAACCTAAAAAAGCGGAAGAATATATTAAAACTGATAAAAGGTAATCATTTCTTATATACAAATTTGAAAGTTTTTCACTTAGTAACACCGTCAACCTTACTATTAGCCTGATATCATAACATCTTTTTATTAAACTTTGAAACGTTCACCGTCCGCACCATATTCATATTCAATCAAGTTACATACCCCAAAATCATGTTTACCGCCGGGCGGGCTCCGCCTTTCATACATTTTCTCTCCAAAAAATCTACTATATTCTGTATGTGGATTCATATAATTTGTATTTTTCAGTGTAAGACAGTCGTCCACAGATTTTTGTGAACATGCGTTTTCAATCCATTGAATCTCGTGGCTCATTACTTCCCCCATTTTCTCACCGAATTTAGTTGAATTGTATGGAACGCCTCGATTCATATAATCTTGATAGTACCTTGATTTTTCTTTTAAAACTTTTTCGAATTCTCCTCGTCCTTTTGATTCACAAACTGTTTCTTTCGTACCCGCCTTTGTTAGATCTCGATGTTTCTCGCGAAAAGCTGCCGCTGCTTCTGCCGCTGCTTCTGCCGCTGCTTTCTGTTCTTCTTCTAATTTTTTCTTAGCTTCTTCTTCCAAATCCGCAAAGTATTGAGCTCTTCGCGCAGCCGATCGTTCCGCGCGTTCCAACTCCTTAGCTTCTGCCTCTGCCACTTCTTCAGCTGAAGGTGGAGCTGGAGGTGGAGGTGGAGCTGGAGGTGGAGGTGGAGGTGGAGGTGGAGGTGGAGGTGGAGGTGGAGGTGGAGGTGGAGGTGGAGCTGGAGAACTAAATTTCATATCGTCATTTTCTAATTTAGATGGATCAAAAGACGATTCATCCTCCTTAGAGTATGGAAGTATAGCACGTGTAATATGAAACAAATCACTTTGATTTTTACTATTTCTATAAAATTTTATAACTACCTTTTTACCTAAATAATCTTTAAAATCATCCGAATAATCGACTGGTAATATATATTCATTTTTTGCCATATTACTAATATAAAGTTCCGGAGACTTGTATTCTATTTCGTGTATTAAACCCTTTTCATAATCCGATATTTCTACATATATAGTATTATATTCATACTTCTTTTCTGCAGATACCCAAAGCGTAAAAAACGGCTCTTTAATAGATTCATATTTTTCCACATTAATAATTTTATATAACAATAAAATTATTAACAGTATAATAAAAATACCCAATACTTCCATTTTATATAGAGTAATATTTTAATCATCATCATATACTCCCTTATAACCATACGCAGCGTACTCTAGATAGGGTTTTATTAATGGTTCGTTTACACGCATATCTTTACAATCATCAATCCAAATATTTTGCATTTCCTGAGAAGATATTTTATCAAAATTATTTACGGCCCCCCTATGATCAAAATATGGATATGTCGAACTACTATAATTGTTTTTCCAGCTATCATATATATCTTTATTTTCTACTTTCTGTAAACTTGTTACAATTCCCTTATTCGACAAGTATTTTGTACGGTTGCCCATCGTAGAATTTTTGTCGGGATCGTTTTTACGACACTGAACTAATTGAGAGCTAGATGTACCTTCATATGTTCTCCCAAAATTGTTTATTATTTTACCTTCATATAAGTCAAAACATAAAAGTTCACCTAAATCTGTTACCACGAGTGCGAAATTTCTCCTTTTTTCTTTAGTATTAAGCATAAACGTTTTATTTGGTTTCAATTCATTATCTTTGTAGAATATCAAAGAATGTAGTTGATTACCTCCAGAGATGAGAGATTGTGAATATAATTTAGTAGAAGTGGAATTCGGTGTACGTATACGCACTTTATATCTATCGGATTCAGCATCTTTAGTATATAATCCATCTTTAGGTATAAAAATAGCATAATACTTTTTATTTGGTGAATAATATTTCTTGTTTGGTACAATCTCACCATTATTTGAAAAACTGTGTAAAAATGGCATTCCACCAAGTAAACCAAATTTAGCATTTTCATAATCAGTTTTATTAACTTTATCTTTTGGTATAAATATTGGATTTTTAAGCAAACTCCATTCCTTACTACCACTTCCTGCACGCATACCAGAAATTAATCTATCGTCTTTTGTATACATTACGTATTTATCACTCACGGTTTTTATAATAAATTCACTTGTGGTGATGTCCATTCGGTATCCTCGCGAAAATCGAAATATACCATCGTCATGGAATTGACGTTTATATATATCATAGGGATCTGCACCTGGTGAAAAATAGGTGCCTTTGGTCGACTCACGAAATACACTCGGTGTTTGTAATATTTTCTTTAAAGAATACGTTTTATTAGTTTGATTATACTGTATTTTGAACCATTTTGAATCTGGAAATGTAGTAAAGGTATATATAGGGATTCCTATAACGGGGGTCATTAACTCTTTACCAAATGTCTGGTTAAGTTCAGATTTATTATAATTCATTTTGATATAAACGGTTTTGTTTTCACATTTCATTTCTTCTCTCGTACTGTCCCAACAAACATCTACTATTCTCGTAGTTTTTGCACTAGGTAGAATATCCTCCTCTTTAAAGTTTGGTGACCAACGTTCCTCGGGTCGTCCGTAGATGTCTAACGGTTCGTTAACAGACATTTTATTTCTCATAAACTTAATATCCATATATGAGTCGTCATTTGATATACTCCATGTAAAATACTTTACCGATTCTAAATTAAACCATACGATATTATTTTTCATAATGTTATAAAATGTTGTAGTTGGGGATATTTTAATAGTTTGTAATTGTTCGTAACTGAGAAAATTTTTCGTGTTCAAATGTTTACCCAATATAACCACGTTCCATGTTTCAGAACCATAGTTGAGTTTTGCATCTTCAATCTTTTTCTTAGCCGCTGCTATTGCAGCCGCTTTTTGTTCCTCTTCTAATTTTTTCTTAGCTT